CAAAGTCTAATGTATTATCTGAGTCTTCATAAGTAACTGTAATATTTGTTTCTGTATTAGAGCCAACCATAGCTCCAACTGTGTCACTAATTGTTTCTGCTAATGTAACACCATTAATAGTAATTGCATCGGCTTCTAATGTTCCATCTATATCTGCATCACCTGATATATCAAGTGTAGCTGCATCTAACTCACCACTAATAGTTATATTTCTACCACCAGTAATGTCTTTGTTTGAATCTGTTATAATAGCTTTACTAGCTATAACAGTTCCGTTTGTAATTCCGTCTATAAGGTTAATGTCTGTGGCACTGGCTGTAACACCATCTAGAATGTTTAATTCTGCAGTAGTGCTTGTAACACCATCTAATAGATTAATCTCTGTTGCTGTCGATGTAACTCCGTCAAGTATATTAAGTTCTGCTGTTGTAGCTGTTACACCATCTATAAGATTTATTTCTGTTGCAGTGGCTGTAACACCATCTAGAATGTTTAATTCTGCAGCAGTTGATGTAATTGCTGTACCATTAAAGTTTATAGCGTCTACATAGGCTGTTCCGTCAACATAAAGGTCTTTCCATTCAGAACCTGAAGCACCAATATCATAAGTATTATCAGCACTTGGTAAAAGATTAGAAGCTACATCTGCACTAAAGGCTACTGTATCAGTAGCTGCATCACCAAATGTTAAGTTACCTGATATTGTAGCATTACCTGTAACTGTTAAGTTTCCACCAACTGCTAAGTTTCCTGATATATCTGCAGCACCATTAATATCTATAGTGGTTGCATTAATTTCAATCTCTGTATCAGATACTAAGTCTAAGACACCATCAGCAGATTGATAAATATAAGTACCTGAATCACCGAATTGTAATTGGTCGGTACTTGAAAGAAGTAAGCCTGTATCGGCTACGTGAGTTAATGATACGTCTTGGTCATCACCGAAGTTTATAACTGCTCCATCAGCCAAGAATAAATCTGAGAACTCTAGAGAACTAGTACCTAAAGCAGCACCATCAGATGCATCAGGTACGAAAGCTGTAGTAGCTGTTATAGTTGTTCCTTGTATAGTTGTACCAACAATAGTAGTTGCTGAACTAGCACCTATTGTTGCTCCGTCTACTGTACCACCATTAATGTCTGCTGTATCTGCTACAAGAGCATCAGTTGTAACTGTACCATCAAAATAAGCATCTTTAAATTCTACTGAACTTGTTCCTAAATCTATATCATTGTCTGTAGAAGGTACGATAGCTCCATTTGTAAATGTAACTTGGTTATCTCCTCCTGCTGCTACAGTAATTACATCTGAGCCACTAAAAGTTATTGAGGTATTTGAATCTACATCACCTGCAATACTGTCTAATTGAATGCTTCCTACATTAGTTATTGCTGAATCACTAAAGTCTATTGTTCCTGTAACATCTAAGTTACCACCTACAGATACATTACCTGTAGTTGTTATTGCATCTATATAAGCATTCTTAAAGTATAGTGAACTCGTTCCTAAATCTACATCACTATCTGTTACTGGTGATACTACACCATCTGCTATTCTAATTTGTTCTACTGCTGAAGAGGATACTTCAACAAAGAAGCCCCATCGATTATTTGTACTATCTGCAACTATCTTATTTAAAAAGTCTAAGTCACCTATAGTATGTATATTACCACCTTGACCTGCTGTTCCATCATGCCTGTGCCCTGTAGAACTATCACTACTTGAGCTATATGTAAATGCATTTACTAATTGATTATATTCATTATTGAATAAAGCTGCTGTGATAGTATCTCCATCTGCGAATGAACTTTGTCTTGTGTATGTTTGTGCCATTTATTATCTCCTGCCTGAAGGTATATAATCTACATAAAAACCATTTATAGTATAGGGTGGCTTTGTATCGTTACTTATAATGGTAAAATTATTACTTGTTCCACTACCTTGTAATGGAATTCTTATTAAAGGGTTATCACCACCACCAAATACATTTGTATTAAACAATGCATCACCAAACTTTGAAGGAGGATTTATAACTCCTATATCAAATAAATCTGGTGGTTGTGGGATATCTGTATTCCCATAATCAAATCTAACTTGTATATCAGGTTCTACAATGCCTTCCGCACTTGCAGATACTCTAACATAATGTAAAGTTTTTAATGTTCCTAAATCTCCATAATCATAGTTTGGTGTTTCGTATCGTGCTAATATATTAGTACCATCAAAATTATTACCTGTATCATGTTGATATATATATCCTTCAGTATCTCCATGATAATATTGTTCTACATTACTACTATCAAATCCTGAACCAATCGCAGTAACCTCTAAACTTCTTGTTTCAGACCATTGAAATCCTTCTGGTCTAAGTGTTCCTATTATTCCTTTTTGTTGTGTTTGTTCTAAGCCTGTATTACTATAAAATAATCTATATTGAGATTTATCTCTTAGTACAACGCTACTTATTACAAAACTATTAATATTTTCTGTTAAATTAGTAACAAGAGGTTGTATAGCTTTACTAACAGTTCCTAATTCAACGTCACCAATTCTTGCTGTACCGGCTACTGTTCTTAATCCATCTGGTGCTAAGAATATTAAGTCACCACCTATTTCTTGAATACTATAACCACTTAAACAACCTACGTTCTTTGTAACTGGTACTATTGCAACAGTGCTTGAACTATTAATATTTATAAGTTTAAATATACTATTAGTACAAAATATAAATAGTTCATTACGAAAACCTCTTATTCCTTCTATCTGGTCTTCTAATACTATTGAACCTGAACCTGTACTTGTAAAATCAGTTGGGTCTAGTGTTCCACTATAGTATAATGTACTTAAATTATCTTCAACTCCTGCAGCTATTAAATGTTTATCATGAGTTGTAACATACTTAACATATTTTGTACTTGTAACTGTTATCTCTTCTGTAAAAAATGTTCTAGAATCTAAATCACCAGTTCCTTCCATTCTAAAACTATAAAGTTTATTAGCTCCATCTGCAATAATAACTTGACCATAATCATACGTAGGTCCATCAAATAATGTAAATTGACATTGCCCTTGTCCAGTTCTAGTTAGAGTACTTCTTCCTGTAAAGGTTGAATAGTTATCACCGCTTCCGGATACTGAACTTCTTCCAATATTTATCCAAGTCGCTCCATCATTACTAAAATATATTCCTGTTGATGCTGTAACAATAACACCATCAGCATATGTAAATGTACCTAATATATTTGTAGCACTACCTGTAGGTCTCGTTGCATTAGTAGTACCAAACTTTTGATAACCATTAATACGTCTATATCCACCTTCTATGGATACTTCAAAATTTCTTAAATCTTTTGCAACTCCGGGAGTCTTAAGTAAATCTATAACATTAGATGAGCTTACTAATCCTCCATTTACTGCTACTGTATAAGGCTGTGATGTAGGCATTAAAAATACCTTCTATCATCTGACATATAAGACGGGCTTGGATTAATTAAGTTAGACTTCATTTGTTTCATACCTTTTTTATAATCATCTAAAGCAAAAGCTGCTTGTTGTGGACTTTCTTTAAACTGCCATACATAATATCTTGTTCTGGCTGTTATTACATTAGTGTACTGGTCTGGTAATACTATTTCGTCTCCATAAGCTGATAAAACTGTTGGTGCATTATAAGCATAAAAATGCACATTATAAACTTTATCAGGTATAGGACTTAAACCAAACTTACGATGGTCTGGACTACGGATAACATATTGTGGTTCTCCATAGTTTTGACTATCTGCATCATCTTGATTTTCTGAATCTCTTAGATATCTAGTCCAATCATCTAATGTAATAAATTTTAATCCTTTTGAAACATAAGGAGCAGATTCACCACTAACACTTATTGTTGTTATATAAAAGTCATCCCAATCCACAGATGAATAATCTGTAATAATACTAGAACTTCCTGCTTTTAATATGTACCATCTAGTTCCTGCAACAGAAGCTACAGTTACGTTACCATAAAAAGGGTCTGTACCTCCACTTGCTGCTACTGAAAAGAAAGGAAGTTGAGGTTCTTCATTGGCTATATCCTTAATTGATTTATTTATACTTTCTTTTACAAACTTTTGAATTCCTTTTGCACTTGCGAAAGTTGCAGAAGTTAATTCAATTTCATTAAGTTCTCTAAGAATATCATTTGTTAATGTTAGAAATGAAGTTGCCATATTTATTTTTCTTCTTTAGTTTCTTTTTTCTTTTTTGGTTCTTCTTTAAACCACTTACCTACTATTCTAGTATTAAAATCGTTCTGTAACCATTTGTTGTAATCCCACATAATATATCCTTTTAAAGTGTAAGGGGGAAGGAAAACCCTCCCCACTTACGAGTTGGTATTAATCGATACCGTAGAATGCACCTACTAAGGCTTCATCTCTAAGTACTTTCGCACCATAGACGTGAAGACCTCTAACAATATCCCCAAACGATGTTGGGTCTCTCAACACTTCTGTTGAAAGAATTGTGTTAGCAGTTGCAGTAGAACTGATATGTCCTGCTAAACATTTACCGGCAGCATTAGATGTTGCAGCAATGTTGTTTGACTTGTACATATCAAAACCACGTAGTTTTCCACTAGCCACTAAACCATTTCTAAGAGAACCTTGTCCACCATTATAGTCGACAGATAGTAATTTAGAAGAGGTTTGTCCTAGAACTTCGTAGAAGTCAGGACTTGCAACGAACCATCTACCTTCTTCAGGTACATTTTGTTCGTCTAATAGTCTTGACATTCTAGCCATAAGGTCTAGAGGGTCAGTTTCAGAACCACCACTACCAATGTCAGCAGCACCAGAGCCATCAAAGACTCCTGCTCCTAAATCAGTTGCACTATCAGCACCTAACACGTGGTTTGGTGATGAAGCAGATAATCCTGCAAACATAACAGCAATAACTGCAGCGTCATATGAATCTTTCAATGCATATGCAGCAGAGCTAGAAGCTACTTCTTTGAAGTTGACATGTGACATATTAGTTTCAATATCATCTACGATGAATTTGAAAGCTTTGGCACTATCAACAACCAAAGTAATTTCTTGGTCTGTTAGTCTAGTTTCTGTAGTATCAGAATTTCTTGTGTAATCAGACACAGAAATTACTGGTTCTTTGATAATCTTTACTGAGTCTCCGAAAGAGGATATCTCACCGGCATAGTCGGTGTTAGTAATAGCTTCTACTACCGAGGCTTTTCTAAAAAAGTTTAAAACCTTTTTAGAGTAAACCGAAGGTAAAAAGAAACTATTAGTCTGTCCACTTGCGGAGTTAGCAAAGTTAGCATCAGTATCCGTTCCGGGTTCAAAATATTGAGCCATGATACTTTCTCCTTTAAGTTATAGTTTATTTAATGATTCTGCCTTCTTGCATAGCATCGCTGATTTCACTTTCGTATTTATCAAACTCTGCAACGCTCATGGCAGCAATCTCCCTTTCTGACCAAACTTTCTCTTGCTTAGTATCTACACTAGTTGTTTTAGTGGAGACCATATCTGCAGCAGATTGTCTAGTCGGTTTAGAAGATGACTTTTTCTTTTCAGAAGAAGATATTCCAAAATCTTTTTTAAACAAATCTAGAGCACGTGAAGCTAAATCAGCATCGTCAGTATTTCCTGTTATCCATTGTTGTATAGACTCAGGCTGTTCTTTTGTCCAATTTTGGAAGGTATCACTATTTTTAATATCTTCAAAATCAGGATGCTTCTCTCCTAACCTTTTTAAAGCATCTCGTTGTGCTATCTCTTGCTCTCTTTGTTGGAGTTGACTAAGACGTTCTTCTAGAACTTTTGCCTTAGATTCACTTTGTAAGTGAGCTACAGTTTCTACAACTTCGTATACATCAGGATATTCTTTTTTAAATTCTTCAAGTTCTTCAGCAGACTTTGGAGTTTTGTATTCAGTTCTATTTTTAGTAGCTTCTTCCAATAACTCATGTTCTCTGGACTTAAATTCATTAAGTTTGCTATCATAATGTTTCTTTAAATCATCATATCGTTTTTTATAGTTAGGACGTTTGTAAGGTTTATCCTCACTTACTTCCTTTTCTATTTCTTTTACACTTGAAGGTTCAGTTACTACTTCATCTACCGGTGTATAAAATAAACTATCTGCCGATACGAAAGGTTTAGTTTCTACATTGTGCCATTCTTTTTTTGCATTATAAGGATTGGCTTCCTTTTCTTCTTGTAAGACTTTTTCAGTCATTTTCTTTTCTCCTACTCAGGGCTTCGTTCACAAGGTAGCTCTATGTCGACTAGAGGGCTTGTTTGTAAAGGTAGCCTTTCGGTTATTATTG